TGTATGTCAGGTCACCCAGACATTGTTGATTGTGAAAGACGTAAGGTTATCGACATCAAGTCGAGCTGGTCAAAGAAGACCTTTCCTAAGAGGCCGCCAAAGAAGGCGGTCTATGAGTGGCAGGTAAAGATGTACCTATACATGCTGACCAAGAAGACTGGAGAGGAATGGAGAGATGGAGAGGTAGCCTACATGCTTGTAAATACTCCTGAGGAATTGATCCCAGAAACAGAGGACGACAGCCTACACTATATGGACAACCTGCCTGACAGTCTTAGAGCTACTATCGTAAAGATAGAGCTGACTGACGATGATATCAAGAAGATAGACAGGCGTCTAGATGCTGCCGAAAGGTATGCAGATGAATATGTAAATTTTTTAAAATCCAAAAACAAATAAAATGAGTAATCAATTTAAAATGACAGGTGTCGTTGAGGTTATCTTCGACACAGAGCACGTAAGTGACAAGTTTCAAAAAAGAACATTCGTTCTTAACGACATGCAGGAGAAGTATCCTCAGAAGATTAGCTTTCAGTGTGTTCAGGACAAGATATCCCTACTTGACAATGTTGGCGAAGGCCAGGAGGTAGAGGTTGCATTTAATGTAAGAGGTCGAGAGTGGAAATCACCACAGGGCGAGCTCAAATACTTCAACACACTTGAGGCATGGAGGATCGATGTAAAGGAGGAAGCTCCAGTACAGCAGTCTAGTGCTGACGAGATGCCATTCTAACATTATGTTTTCATGATTGAAAAGGCAGTTAATGGGTTCTGTTGGTTAGCTGACCATACTCAGTAAAAACCCAATGCACCGATCGTATGGTGAGTCGGTGCTATTTTTTGACCAAAAAAATTTCATCACATGATTACTTACTTTAAGACAATAAACGACACGGACAAGCCGTACCACATTGATATATCTAGAGCATTGGATAGGATCAAGGACGGTGCGTCCAAGGACATAATAGACCAGGCTAGGAAAGAGGGGGATAAGGATAGCAGGAACAAGATAAAGAAAATGTTGCCTGCTATCTGTTTCTCTGGAACCTTTTCAAAGAGGCTTGACAGTGCTATCATTGAACACAGTGGTATCATGTGCCTGGACTTCGATGGGTTCAGGGACGAGCAACACCTCTACTCAAAGCGTATGGAGCTGATTGCTGATGAGTTCACATACTCACTATTCACATCGCCATCTGGGGATGGTATGAAGGTCCTTGTGAGGGTTCCAAAGGATGCCAAGAATCACAAGAAGTATTTCAAGGCACTTGAGAAGTACTATGCGTGCGATGAGTTTGACACATCGTGCAAGAATATATCAAGGGTGTGTTACGAGAGCTATGATCCAGATATATTTATCAATGAGCTATCCTCGGTATGGGAGGAGATGGAGAAGGATGTTGAGATAAAGACCAAGAGCAAGGCCATGATAAAGATCTCAGACTCTAACGAGATTATCCGCAGGCTATCTCTATGGTGGAACAAGAGCTATGGAATGATACAGGGACAGAGAAATAATAACCTGTTCATACTCGCATCCGCACTTAATGACTTTGGTGTGTCAAAGGATGAGGCCCTGTCTACCCTACACTCATACGATTCATCTGGAGACATGTCTTCAGAGATACCTGTCATTGTAAACAGTGCATACAAGAACGTGTCTGCACACGGGTCTAAGTTCTATGAGGACATAGACAAGACGGCAGACATAGTGAGCAATATAAAGAACGGAGTGCCTATAGATGTCATAAAGAAGACCAATGAGGATGTCGATGTAGATGAGGTCGCTAGGTCTGTAGATATGACTGAATTTTGGACCAAGAGCAGCAAGGGAAAGATAGACCTTGTGCCTCACCTGTTCAGAATATTCCTACAGGACAATGGATTTTACAAGTACTACCCAGTTGGTAGCAATAACTTTGTATTTGTGAGGGTTATAGACAACACCATATCTGACGTCAATGAGGACATGATAAAGGACTTTGTCCTTGACTATCTTTTAGGTATAGACGATATGTCTGTATACAACTTCTTTGCACTGAACACGAAGTTCTTCCAGGAGACATTCCTAAACTACGTCTCAAGGATAGAGCCAAACTTTATGGTAGACAACAGCGATGAGGCCTACCTTTACTATAGGAATTGTGCTGTAAAGGTCACAAGAGAGGATGTCGAGATTATTTCATACAAGAACCTTAATGGTCATGTATGGGAGAAGCAGAAGATCGACAGAGACTTTGTCAAGTCAGACTTCCAGCAGTCTGAGTTTAGACTATTTATAAAGAACATCTCTGGCAACAGGGACGACAGCACAAGATCGATGGAGTCCACACTTGGATATCTATTACACTCACACAAACCTGCCAGCTACTGCCCTGCAGTCATCCTGAATGACGAAATAATATCTGACAATCCTGAGGGCGGTACTGGTAAGGGTATCTTTGTAAAGTCAATAAGCCACATCAAGAAGATGGTTATAATAGACGGAAAGGGTTTCTCTTTCCAGAAGTCTTTCCCGTACCAGAGGGTTCAGGTAGACACTCAGACACTTGTGTTTGACGACGTCGCAAAGAACTTTGATTTTGAGAGACTGTTCTCTGTAATCACGGAGGGTATAACACTTGAGAAGAAGAACAAGGACGAGATACATATCCCGTTTGAGTACTCACCAAAGATTGTCATAACTACAAACTATGCGATCAAGGGTGCTGGTAACAGCTTCGAGAGACGTAAGTGGGACCTTGAGTTCAAGCAGTACTACACCAAGAGCTTCACGCCTGAGAGCGACTTCGGTCACATGTTATTCAGCGAGTGGAGTGAGGCCGAGTGGTCTAGGTTTGACAACTATATGATTGACAACCTTCAGCTATATCTAAAGAACGGACTGATGGTCTGTGAGTTTAGGAACCTAAAGGTTCGTAAGTTTATAGCAGAGACATGCTCAGACTTCTGGGAATGGTCAGACAGTGACGACAACCCGTACACAGAGATGGAGAGATGCTGCCTTGGTATGGAGATGTTCAACAACTTCATAGAGCAGTATCCAGACTACGGGCCGTATGGTAAGTTCAAGCTGTCACACAGCAGGTTCTACAGATGGCTTGACAGCTATGGTGAGTTCAAGTACGAGGAGAAACCTATAGTTACAAGAAAGGCTCAAGGAAAGTTCGTAGAGTTCATCAAGAAGAAGGAAGAGCAGGTTAAATTAAACTTTTAAGGTATGAAACTAAGAGACTATCAGATCGACATCTCTAAGAGGGGTGCCGACATATTAAACAGGTTAAACATACTATGACTTGCGATGGAGGTACGCCTTGGCAAGACCTACACCTCTCTTGAGGTATGCAGTCTTGTCGGGGCTACCAAGGTTTTATTCTTGACAAAGAAGAAGGCTATATCTTCCATACAGTCTGACTATGACACCATGTCCCCTGACTTTGATATAACTATAATAAACTACGAGTCTATACATAAGCTTGAGGATATAATGTTTGATGTTGTAATCTGCGATGAGTCGCACACGATGTCTGCATTTCCTAAGCCAAGCATACGCACACGACAGATCAGGAAGATGCTATCTATAAATGGTGCCAAGCTAATACTTATGACTGGGACAATAACCCCTGAGAGTTATAGCCAGATATATCATCAGTTCTATGTTCATCCAGATAATCCGTTTAAGTTTTACAAGAACTTCTACGCATGGTCAAAGGACTATGTTAATGTGTTCCAGAGAAAGATAAACAGCTTTATGGTGAACGACTACTCAAGAGGTATAGAGTCAAAGATAATGTCCTCAGTGTCACCGTACATGATATCGTACACACAGAAGGAGGCAGGATTCTCTACAGACATAGATGAAGAGATACTTTATGTTAAGATGCTTGACAGGACCTACTCTATATGCGACAAGCTGTCTAAGGATCTTGTAGTCGAGGGAGATAGTGAGGTTATACTTGGTGATACGCCAGCAAAGTTGATGCAGAAGTTACACCAGCTTTACAGTGGCACCGTTAAGTTTGAGTCTGGCAATAGCATGACCCTGGACAAGAGTAAGGCCATATTTATTCGTGACAGGTTCAAGGGTGTTAAGGTCGGTATATTCTACAAGTTCAAGGAAGAGCTGAAGTGCTTGCAGTCTGTATTTGGTGACAGCCTGACGACAGACCTTGATGAATTTAATTCGACAGATCAGTCGATCGCTCTGCAGATCGTTTCTGGACGTGAGGGCATATCTCTGAGGAATGCCAAGTACCTTGTCTTTTACAACATAGACTTCTCTGCCGTAAGCTACTGGCAGGCTAGGGATCGCATGACAACTATGGACAGGACATTTAATAAGGTGTTCTGGATATTCAGTGAGGGAGGTATAGAGGGCAAGATATATAATGCCGTAAAGAAGAAAAAGAGTTACACTATAAATATATTTAAAAAAGATTATGGACGAGAGAAAGAAAGAGATCAAGAAAAAGATTCGGATGATGATGGATGAGATTGCAGGTATCAACATAAAGATAAAGGAGCTTGAGTACAGGAAGAATGTACTTAGGAAGATGATAGATGCATTTGACCTGGAGTTGATCGATCAGCAGAAGATAGAGTTTTATGATTGTGAAAGAGATGTTTAAACTTTTTGTTTTTTGTTTGTAGTTTTTCTATATTTGGTTTGAAGTTATGACCGAGCAGAAGATACAGGCGAAACTTATAAAGAAACTTGAGGAGGATGGTTACTACGTTATAAAACTATCTGTCACAAACAAGCCAGGGATACCTGACCTTGTTGCGATACCAAAGGACTCAGACACAGAGTTTTACGAGGTAAAGAGGCCTGGTAAAAAGCCAAGACCTCTTCAGGTGTATAGGATAAAAGAATTGAACAAGCATGGGATTAAAGTACACGTATATGACGGAACGTCTGAATAGATTGAGACAGGTTAAGGATGTTGTGTATAGCGTCCCAGTGGTTGCCTCATACGAGAGTAATTTTAACATAAATTATGAAAATAATGAGGATTTTTATGAAAAATTAACAAATTTAGTAGAGAGCACTCCTAATGATCAAGATCTGGGAGGTATAATTAGAAATTTAATTAAAAACAATAAAAATGATTGACACCGTATTAGAATTTATAGAGAGAGATAAGTTGGCCAGTAAGTCAAGACTTAGAGAGCTTAATCACAAGAGGGTTTACCTTTACGCATTCCTTAGAAGCAATGGATACAAGCTTCAGCAGATAGGCAAGATGTTCAATAGAGACCACGCTACAATTATACACGGGATAAAGAACTACAAGTTATTTAAAGACAGCAAGGATCCTCTGTTCGCTGCAGATATATTTGAGTACAGGAAGGCCCTTGACAATAGATACAATCACAATATAAATCTAAAGAGAGATATCTTCGAGGATCTGAAGTCATGTAATCAATTTAGGGATATCGAGGTTATAAAGAGAAGGATAGAGAATGGAATGTACTAGAGGTGTTTACTGTGTAGATATAGAGATCAATGCAAAGGCTAGGTCTCGTAATCTTAGGGATCTTACTATAAGTAAGATCTTCACTAAGGTACCACTGGCACTGGATGACGAACTGAATCCAGTGAACAAGGACTTCTTAAAAAGGTTCCTAGATCAAAAAGTTATTAACATGTACAATGTTAATTACTCTATCACTAATAAAAAGTATTTATCAGGACTATGTTACGACATTTAAAATAGATATATTTAGGGCCATGAATCATATCAACTACGTAAACTCTGTAATGCATGAGATCAATGAGATGACTGACAACATATACGAGTCTCTCGTAGATGAGGATTCAGGCGAACTAAAGTATAATATTCAGAGGATGATAAAGATACTCAAAGACATAGACAAGTCACATGGAGAAGACAAGGATTTGTAATACCTGCGGAATAGAGAAAGACATATCTAACTATCATTCGGCAGGACAGAAGAACGGTATCAAGTACCGTAGGAGAAAGTGTAGTAAATGCTACATGGCGGTTAAGACAAAGTACAGAAAGAAAAATACAGACTGGCTAAAGGAGTACAAGAGTAAGTTAAGTTGTGAGTCATGTGGATACTCAAAGGCTACTCATAAAAATTTTACAGAGAAGGCACTAGAGTTTCATCACCATAATGGAGATAAATCGTTTAACGTCAGTGAGGGTGTTTTTTTTACTGGTAGAGAGGTACTTATGAATGAGATATCAAAGTGCGTCGTGCTATGCTCCAGGTGTCATACTGAGGAGCATTATAATTCATAACTATTTTATAAATAAATCAGAGGATTCACTAGGCATTGTGACCACTTCTTTCTTAAGATCCTTAGCCTTTCTACCTTTCTTTATATTTTCAATAGCCCGTTGACCTGTAAAAAGTTTATACTTTTCAGCCTCAACAACTTCTTTCATCTGGTCCAGAGTAAGATCTCCAAAATATGTTTTAAATCTTTTAATTTCATCAGACACATCTTTTGCTTTGTCTTTATTTGTGTTTATGATAAAATATTCCTCTGCCTCTGTAGGTGTCCTTTTTATTTCCTTTTTAACATCTTGATACTTGTTATATTTGGACTCGCTTATTGATTTCTTTTTTATTTCCTTAAGTCCATATCTTGCAATATCACCAACATCTTTAGGTGCTATACCAGTTATTTGAAGAAACTTAAGTGCAGCTACAAGTCCAAGCTTTTCTCTATCCTTATCTAGTATATATCTTTTTTGGGTACCATATCTACCACTGTCTTCTTCATATGTTCCTTCCTTATATGGCGTATAGTAGTCTTCATTAAAATTATATATAATCTCAACAGGGATTCCTAGCACACCAAGACTTTCTAGTAACGCATTGTCTGACCATACCTGTATTTTACCCTCATCCATTATCTTTTTTCTAAGATCTGATATTTCTTTGTCTGTCATAGGCTTCTCTCTCCTAAGCATTCGAAGCTCGTTTTCTTCCTCAATAGCCCTCTGTACATCTTCCTCATCCGCTAGGTTTACATCAAATGTATCTAGAACTAGATTTAGACCTTTAGATACTGCAAGATCACCTACGAATGGGAATGGAGAAAGTATATCATTAACGGCACTTCCAAACGCATATTTTGACATGTTCCATAGATCTTTATTTTTCTCAAGCGTTCCCCATTCTTTTTCTTCCATCTCATCATCATCATCTCCAAATGCCATTTTAGATAATGCTTTGTATCCTTCTCTAATGGCTGCAGACAATGTGTGAAATATAGTCAACTCAACAGTTAGTCCTGCGAGTGATCTTGCGGCTATTTTTTTATCTTCATTGGTTGCAGCTTTATTTGCTGGATTTAGTACTCTAAGGTCAGACATCATTCTAGCCTTTTGATTTAATACGAATGAAGAGAACGGTGCTATAATTTTTCTTACAAGAGCCACAGTTCCTGGCTTACCTAAGAAACCACCAGCCATTGCAGGGTCTGATATATTCTGCTGCCTATCCACCATCAGCTGTGCATATTCAAGTGCCTTCTGATTATACTCTCCCTCCTTTATATCTGTGCTCATACCGTTTCGTTTCATGTACTGCTTGTAATAGCTTATGAATGATGACTTAGCAATATAAACATCAGGAGCCTGAAGGAATGCTTTTAGATACATACCTTGAAGTTTATCAAACTTTTTAGCAAGACTTCTAAGTGTTTCAGATGTATTTACGTCTATCTTTGCATCTGCTGAATCTATAGCTGTCTCTGCCTCTATACCCCTATTAACTATAGACATGCCAGAATTATTTACCCAGTCAAGGTCTTCCCTCTGAGCAAAATCAAATCTACCTGCATTAGTAAGTGTGTTCATCATTACTGGGGCTGACTGTTTTAATGCCTGAGATACACCACCTAATGCTTTAGATACACCAAACTTAGCAATCGTGTTGAATACCTTTTGAACGTCCTTGTCCTTCATGTACTCGCCCTTACCTTTTACGTTATTGATATAGTCTACTACTCTCTGTTGTATCAACTGAGATGTATCTCCAAATACATCTTCGAACTCTTTAGAACTTGCTGCACCATAGAATTTTTGTATAGCTGCAGCTGTATATATATCTGTAAGAGCCTTGTCCATAGAATTGAAATTATCTACCTCGAAATCAAAGCTTACATACCTGTTCTTTGGTAATGTCTTTGGTCTTGTTGTTTCCATTAAAACACCAGATTTATTTCTATCTATATGAGTGTCAGACATAAATGCACCATTCTCCTCTATAGCTCTTTCAAGCTCTCTAGGATCTACCTTTCCAGTTAGAGACTTATACTTATCTGGTGTATAGTTTGTATCTGTACCAAGTATGTTGTTATACACGGACAGACTTACATCTGAAAGGTCTTGATACTTATCTGACCATTCATTTATCCACCACTCTACTGCCTCTATATTTTTATTTGAAGCATTGTTGAGTATTGAAGATGGATCGGTAGCTGAGGCTATTGATAGATTGTTATATACCTTTCTATATACCTCTGCCTTCTTTCTCTCCTTAGAATCACCTGATAGTTCAAGTCTCTCTATACTTTCTCTCACTAATTCCTTTCTCCTATTGAACTCAGTCTTTTTATCTGAATCTGTACCTATTAGATTTCTAGAAAGAAATGCAATCATACCCCTCTCATATACATTCTCAGCATCCATAAACTTATCATCGTTATTTATGAATTTTTCTGAGTACCTGTCCATTATCTTTTTAAACTCTCTATTCTTTACAGCGTTACCATTTGCAATATCCTGAACGCCTAACATCTTCATAACCTTCAGTCCTTTTGTAGCACCCTGGAATAGTCTTTCAAATAGTAATGGTAGTGCCGTCAACTCCCTGTTCCATATCTTACCTAGAGTCTCGTTTAAAGCAAGCTTAGGCATCCTAGATCTTATGCCACTTTTCTTTAACTTTTTTATTGCAAGATTACCCTCGTATATACTTACAGCAGATTCTAAACCACTGGTTATTTCATTTGTGATAAAGTTATCTATATACTCAACAAACTTAATAGCGTCCTTTATACCCATTGTAGATATATCTGCACCTATAAGTCTAGACACCATGTCTATATCTTTCTTTGTTATATCTACATCCTCACCAGTGAATGGGTTTGTCTTTGTCTTTATCATTCTTCTTGCTATGGAAGACATTATATCAAACCTCTTGACTAGGAATGACATAATTTCTGCATCCATCCCCTTTATTCCCTGCTTTGATTCTATAGCATTTACAATATCCTTTATATCTTTTAGAGACATATTTTCCGTAAGGCCAAGATCTTGATACTTAGCTATCATCTCCTTCTTTAAAATTTTTTCTTGGTTAGCTATAGCACCATCATAAAACTCTCCAACCTCGGATAGATTTGCAGGCTGCTTCATATCAACCTCTGAACCTTTGATTCTTGATGGTCTTAATGCATTATACATCTGATCTGCATAATCTATATACAGGTCTAAAACCTCTACCATCTGAGGATCTATCTCTGCAAACTTTTTACCCATAGCAACAACCTCTGCCTGATTGTCTCCCTTCAAAGCCTTCTTAATCTTTCTTCTTAAAGATGCAGCCTCCTTAAATTTTTGTGCGTACTCAGCATTCTCAAACACCTTCTCAGCGTAATTTATAAATCTGTTTACGATGGTTTCGTTCTCTAGATTTATTTTATTAGAACGCTCTACAAGTATTGCGGCCTGATTACTGGTCATTACACCAGTCTTAACCATTGACTTGAGAAGATTTGCAAGGTCTTTTCGTCTTGAGTTTAAATCTTTCTTAGCAAGTCTTGCTGATCTGTTCCATGCCTTTATCTGTCTCTTGTACTCAGCCATCTGATCCACTGTGACCTTGGTACGCTTTTCTTTACCTAATACCTTTCTTACAGATGGAGCCTGCTTAATATTTATACCTAGGTCCTCATTAAGCTCACGAACTACTTGCTCTCTCTCTAGATCTGTAGCCTCTTGATAAAGTTTACTTCCCTGTAAGTATGAGAGCGTCGCATCTAACTTTTTCTGTTTGCTTACAAACTTACGACCACTTCTTCTCTCTACCTTTTTTATAATCTCATCTATAATTCTATCAACCCTCTCTCTCGATGGCTTATCATCCTTCTGCTTACGCTTGGATGGGGTTGTTATTTCAGATGTATCTATTTTTACTGCCTCTGTAGTAATACCTGCACTTGGGCTCATTATTTGAGTCCATCTCTCTACAAGTTTTCCTTTCTTTTTAGGATCTTTACTTTTAACTTTTCCTGACTTATCAACTGTTTTACCTGTATCAGGATCAATTGTAACATTATTCCATTTCACTCTATCAGTTAATAAATGTAGTGTTGTTTTACTGTCACCCTTTGATTTTATAGCTTTTGGATATGACTCATGATCCGTTTCAGATTTTGCATCCACAGCTTCAACCTCTCCTTCAATCTCTAATATGGCATATATTGATCCATTTTCAGTTTTAGATTTACCATCTCTTAATATTGGTTCTGTAAGCATTTGAGATACTGCTTCTGTAAGATTAGACTTGCTAATTTTAGATCCTTTTTTAAACTTTGTTATAAGATCTTCTGCCATCATACCCTCTCCAAAAAAATCAGCTAAACTGTTCTGTGCGTCCTGGTTTGATTTTTTTCTTTGAATAGATTTAACTACAAAATCTATGATTGACGTTGAAAAGGTTTTTCTATCATCAAAACTACTTTTTTCAGCCCCTAATTTTTCCTCTATTATTTTTACTATTTCATCTAAATTATTAGAGCTATCAATATTATCACCAAATGCTTTGTTGTAAGACTTAATAAGTATAGATTCAATACCTGTTATCTTAAACTTTGGATTCTTTGATAATGATATAAATAAATTCATAACACCATTAGCTGCATTCGTGCTAGATAAAACTTTATTTGTCGGGGCACTTGTTAATGCCATGTATATTTTACCATCCTTATTAATGGCCTTATTCATAGACTCAGCCATTGCTTGAGCAGCCTTAGATGTACTTGCCCAAAAATATCCTTTCTCATGAAACTTAATAGGATAAAATATACCTCCCTTGCCCTCAACTAATATTTCACTTCCATCAGATAATTTTTTACTAATTTTTCCAGAAAAAGCTGAATCAGGTTGATGTAAAATCATAAATACATTATTAAAATCAGAAATGGATTTATTTCTTGTTATGTATTTTTGTTCTATCTTTTTAAATTCGTTTGTGTTTTTATCAAAGCTATAAGTAACTCCAGATTTAAGATCGGTAAAATCAGCTTGAAATCTTTTATTTGCCTCCTTTATTTCTGCTGTTTTATTTTTAGAAATAACCTTAATATCCACATCAGCAATCTCCTCACCGACAGCAACCTTTCCAGCTATAGCGTTAAGAACATCAACCACCTCATTATCTGTGAATGGCTTTAGACCAAACATCTTGGCCAATCGATCTAAAAATCTTTTGATCAAATTTTTGTTAGTCTTGCCTAACTGACTGTAATTCTCTGCGAGAATACCTACAAGTTCAGCCAACTTCTCTTCACTCTGTATGTTCTCGTCATAGTTTGCTGCAAATTTATCAAGTGCCTCCTTGACTGTAGGCATACCTTCAAGATTCTTTGA